TACAGGAACCACCTTTGCTACCAGTTGGTACACCCACGGCATTGCGTCTTCATATTTGGAGGGGTGTAACTTTCTTACTGCTGCTGTCAGCACTCCTGCTGATGCTCTCGGACATAGCCTCTTACTCCTATGGGGTCCTGAAGCTCAGGGAGATTTCGTCCGCTGGGTCCAACTTGGGGGACTCTGGACTTTTGTGGCACTACACGGCGCTTTCAGCTTAATCGGATTTATGCTCCGCCAGTTTGAGATTGCCCGTCTTGTAGGTATCCGTCCTTATAACGCAATCGCATTCTCTGGTCCTATCGCTGTATTTGTCAGCGTGTTCCTGATGTATCCTCTGGGTCAATCATCCTGGTTCTTTGCCCCATCGTTTGGTGTTGCCGCAATCTTCAGGTTTCTTCTTTTCCTTCAGGGTTTCCATAACTGGACCTTGAACCCATTCCATATGATGGGTGTAGCAGGTATCCTAGGCGGTGCTCTGCTATGTGCTATTCACGGTGCTACTGTGGAGAATACTCTCTATGAAGATAGCGACCAAGCAAACACTTTCAAGGCTTTTGAACCCACGCAAGAGGAGGAAACTTACTCGATGGTTACTGCTAACCGTTTCTGGTCACAGATTTTCGGTATTGCTTTTAGTAACAAGCGTTGGTTGCATTTCTTTATGCTCTTTGTTCCCGTCATGGGTCTATGGACCTCTAGTATCGGCATCATTGGACTCGCTCTTAATCTTCGTGCTTACGACTTTGTATCTCAAGAGATTCGTGCTGCTGAAGATCCGGAGTTTGAGACGTTCTATACAAAGAACATTCTTCTAAATGAAGGACTTCGTGCTTGGATGGCTCCAGTAGACCAACCTCATGAGAACTTTGTATTCCCAGAGGAAGTTCTACCGAGAGGTAATGCACTTTAATTATAATTGAAAATATGTTATACTTGGGGATATTTAAGTATCCCTTTTTTTATGGAATTATTGCGCAAAGAAACTGAAAAAGAATTGGATAAATTTATATTTTGGAAACTTAATGAAAAAACAATTTTTGACTTATTTGCTGATAGTTATAGGTGGCCATTTAAATATCTTGATGGTCAACCAACAGTTGAAGTTGTTGGAGTGAGTGCGAAAGTTTTATTTTTTGAAAATGGATATGTTAATAAAGATGCCGTTGAGTATTACTATAATGAGGGGCATACTATTATCATTTCTAGAGTTAATTTAATTACCGAAGAATTGAGAGAGTACTCCAAAATTATCCAAAAAGATTGTCAGTCTATTAATATTAATATATACATGTCGAAGGGAAAGAAGATAGTTTCTATTCCTTTACATAATCATGAATATGATGTTATTGTAAAAAATGTAAAAGGATCTTCTTCTTGGATGGTAAATGGAGAAAGAATAATTCTAAAAAATCAAAATACTCTTTGCTTGCCAAAATTTACCAATCATGAAGTAGTAGAAATACACATCCCCAAAATATCTCTTACCTGTAATTTGTATGCATAGTTATTATTTTTATGCTAGGAATCCTAATATTTTTTATTCTGTTTGGAATTTTTATGACCCTTATATCACTTACAGACCATTATCATTATTGAATAAATGACTCAGAATCATAAAGAAGAAGATATTCCCAGTTGGGTTATATGGGTGGGAATATCTATCTTAGTATTCACTGTTTTATGTTTTGTATTGATGACACTTGGAATGCTCTATTGGTAGAATTCTTACTACATAGAAAAGTTGAAAATACTAAAATGAAAACCCTAACACTCACAGAGGACCAGGTTAAACTTCTTGCTGATGCCATATGGATGCGTCAGAGATGCTTTATTGCTGGTGACAAAAGATTCAAAGAGTATGGTACAATGTTGGAAGATATCCTTGGAGACCTTGATTACACACCATCAAGATATTGAAATGATTACCTCTGAAACATCATATAAAGTAGCAGATATTATTAGAGACACTTGGCCAAACCTTTACAGACCGGCAAAAGAAACTTATAATACAAAAAGTCAGAAGAAAAAGAATGTATGATTATTGGGTGGTGACTGACAAAACCACAGGTAGAGTTATCTCACACTGTGGTGAGGAAAGTGATGCACTTATGATGGTTGGTTTTGATCCTGATAGAAGAACTTACAGAAAACAGAAGTTCATTATGGACCAGGTGATTACAGTTACATCGACAACAGATAAACAACTTCCTGGACAACAAGGATTACCCTCTGCAAAAGAGGAACTGCCCCCAATAGAACTTCAGCAACAAGTATGGCTTCCCGAAGGACAGGGACTTCCAATTAACACTAAATAATTTTCAAAACTTAACAAATACTATGAAGTTTACAGTTTATTCCAAAGACGGTTGCCCATATTGCACCAAAGTTCAGCAAGTGTTAGAGTTAGCAGAACTACAGCATGTAGTTTATAAACTGAATACCGATTTTACTAAAGACGAATTCTATGCAGAATTTGGAGAGGGTTCTACATTCCCTCAAGTAATTGTAAATGATGAACACATTGGTGGATGTACTGATACAGTCCAATACCTTAAGGAGCAAAACCTAGTTTAATGGAAACTAATATTCACGAAGTTTATAGTGATGTTGAAAAAGCAATTGATTATGCTTTTAATGGACAGTTTGTGTTAAAGTTTTACGACTATTTGAAAGTTCGTGGAACAAAAAGAATTGAGGTGGAAGAGTTTATTGAAAGTTCAACCGCTAGTGAAATTAACAATCTAGTAATGGACCTTGATGATTATCTTGAAGGTGGTTCTGATGAAATGCACAAACAACTTCGAGAAGGATATGGACATATTCCAAAACCACAAGCAAGAAAAATTAGAAACTACCTTTATGGTATATTAGAAGACGCCTGGAAGTACAGTCATGATAAAAGACCAGGGAGACGAAAAAAGCAAACTAAATAAATCAGAACCCCAAATTAATAGGGGTGTTGAATTATTACTACGCAATAGGAGGAGAAGATCAGAAAAACCAAAAACTTTTCAAGTGAAGTTTGGTAAAATGATCTCTCTTTTCCGTAGAGAGTTTCATTTCTTTATCGATTTTCACTTTGACATCAGGAAAAAATAAACTCTCTGGAGAAGACAAATGGAAACAGCATACGTAATCACATTTATTACAATGTTTACCTTGCTATTTTTTATGACAGGAGGTATAATTGGTTGGTTAGTATACAGACATGCTTTAGAGACAAGACCTCCATATTTACATCCAGAGTTCTTTGATGAAAATGGACAGGTGGTTCCTGACGAAATTGTAAGTGTAAGATTTGAGAATGACTATTATGGCTACGACGACGAAGACGACGAAGACGACTGAAAAACCGATTGAAACTCTACCTTCAAATCCTTTTGTGTTTGAAGTTTTAGAGTTGGCATCGAAACAAAGAAGCAATGCAAAGAAAGTAGAAGTATTAAAGACCTACGAGCATGACTCTCTAAAAGCAGTTTTTATTTGGAACTTTGATGAGAGTGTAATTTCTTTGGTTCCTGAAGGTGATGTTCCCTATGCAAATGCAGATGAGCAATCTGTATATTCGGGAACTCTCTCCGAAAATCTAACTAAAGAAGCTGCTGGAGGAGAATCCGCTACAGGGCAAGATCTTGATAGTAGGGGTAGAACTTCTCTGAGGAGAGAATGGCAAAATCTTTATCATTATGTTCAAGGTGGAAATAATTCTCTATCCAAAATTCGTAGAGAAATGATGTTTATTAATCTACTTCAGGGACTTCATCCAAGTGAAGCAGAAGTATTGATTTTGACTAAGGATAAAAAACTTGGAAATAAATACAAAATATCATTTGAGAATGTTAAAGAAGCCTACCCAGACATCAAATGGGGTGGGCGTTCATGACAACAGCGCTAGGAGCAGAAACTAAAATGGCAGAAGGTAAAACCCAAATCAATAGAGTTCTGCCACATGAATATGGATGCGAAATACTCTTAGAAAGAACAACAATAGAAAAAGCAAAAGATTCATCTCTCCCCAATGATGCATATTTGATTTGGTATATTGTAGATGGTGAAGAATTTATTGATTTGACTCGCTGCGCTAAAAGAGTAAATCTATTTGATATGTACTATGATAAGTATGGTCCTGGTGCGGTTCAAAAGATTGACTTTGGATATGGTAGGGTAAATCCAAAGGTGTGGGGATATAAACAACCTGATAAAAAGAAAAAGAGATGAGTGAAGGATTTAGTGAAGAAAAAATAGAAGTATCTATTTACAAAGATGAAGTAAAAAAACTTCTAAAACAATACAAAAAAATTAAAAAATATAAAAGATCTTCAATTTTTGAAGTTAAAACTATGGATGGCACAGAAACTTATATTAGTGATTTGCTAAAGGAATTGGAGGATAATCCACAATAAATGGGAAAGCATTATCTTCTTAACTTATATGGATGCTCGTTTGTTCTTTTGGACGACGAGCGTTGTCTTATAGACTTATTAGAAAACGCAGCAGTTGCAAGTGGTGCCACAGTTATTCAAACAATTTCAAAGAAGTTTGAACCACAGGGCGTTACTGTAATTTGTTTGCTGTCCGAAAGTCACATTAGCATTCATACTTGGCCTGAGGAAGGTAAGGCAGCAGTAGATGTTTATACTTGTGGAGATTGCAATCCCAAGATTGGTTGTGATATTATCATTCACCAGTTATCTGCAACTAATCATACGTTAAGTTATATTGAACGGTAACAAAAGTTACAAAAGAAATTGACTACATAATTCAACGGGTCTATAATGACCTTACGTTCATCCAGGAAACTGGACGCAAGTAGGACGGCGGAACGGTACGTTCATTCGCTATTCGCAAATAGCGAACGCAAACCGCCCGAAGGAACGGGGCCTAAAAATCTCATTTCTTTGGAGGAATCCTCATGGCTAAAGTAGTATATCGCGGAATCGAGTATGATACCCAGAAGCGTCTGGAGTATCAACAGCAGATGATGCAGCAACCCCAACAATACAACGAGACCTATCGTGGTGTTAAGTTTGTAAAGGAGGGGCACAAGTGATGCAAAAACTCAATGTGCTTCAACTCATCAAAGAGCAGAAGCAAAAAGAGCAACGTCGTCACCAAGCACTGCTTGCAAACGCAGGAGCAGGTAAGTGATTGCTACCATTGCAGCTATTTCAGGTGCATCAACAGTATTCATTTATCTCATATATATTGAAGTTCTATTGCTCAATAGGTAGTGGAAAATTACCGTTACCACTATGATGATGCGGACAAGGACAGTAGAGGTCCTGCTTGTTATCTTTTAACATATCGGGGATGTCGCTACTGGTCTTGTTATCGCATTCATTTAGTGCAATGGTTTGAACAAGTTTTCGAATACGACAGGGAGGATTGACATCCTCCTTTTTTTTGTCTATAATATCTTTGACTAACTTAATAGAAATGAATAGAGAAAAACTTAAGTTGATTGTCAGAAACCTTGAGTCTCTGGTTGAATGTCTTAAGGAAGAGATTGGTTCTGATATTAAGGACCCTCAATATGAAGAAATTAAAAACTTTATAAGTGATTACGACGAAGTATTTTATGAAGAGGAAGATGAATACGATGTACGATGAATTTGAGTTTATGAAACCTGAAGTAAAACTCATTAGCGTTACACCAGATGCAGAGAAGCATATGGCTTACTGTGCTCGTGTAAGTAATCCTGCAAATCAAGAGAATGAAAAGTTCTCTGGTTTGCTAAAGTATTGTATTCAACATCAACACTGGAGCATCTTTGAACAGGCCAGCATGACTGTAGAGATTAATACGACTCGTGGCATTGCTGCTCAGATTCTTCGCCATAGGTCTTTTACATACCAAGAGTTTTCGCAGCGTTATGCTGACAGTACTCTTCTTGGTAAAACTATTCCTCTCCCAGAACTTCGTCGTCAGGATGATAAGAATCGTCAGAACTCAATTGATGACATCCCCGACTACCTGCGTCTGACTCTGACAGAAGATATTCGTGTTCATTTTGAGCACTCTCTACGCCTCTATAACCGCCTTCTAGAGAAAGGAGTAGCGAAGGAGTGTGCAAGGTTTGTACTGCCTCTAGCAACGCCCACACGCCTTTATATGACCGGTTCAGTGCGTTCTTGGATACATTATATTGATTTGCGTTCTGCACACGGAACTCAAAAAGAACATATGGAGATTGCTGAACTAGTGCGGTGTATCTTTACCTGTCAGTTCCCTGCAGTATCTGAAGCACTTGGATGGACTCGTGATGGTTGTACTGAGTGTGTAGATGCACCTTCTATTACTATTGAATAAATATTCTTACACAATATGGAGGAGTAGAATTGCCAACCTATAGATTTGAAAATACAGAAACTGGAGAAATATTTGAG